TGGCTCCATAAGTTTGGCCTATGGCCATTAAAAGCACCGCCTTTTCTTTCATTGAGCCTTCTAATGTATCTACTGATGCTAAAGCCTCTCTTACCTCTTTGCCTCGTTTAGAATCTTCTTTTGCGTCAGTTTCCATTTCAGACCTAACTTCTTTGCTGGTTATTCTGGATTCTTTATCCATACTGCTAATATTAGAAATTGCTTTCTTAAGCTTTGTTATTTTGTCTGGCTTTTCGGTATTGTCGTCAGGGTCTTTCTTTTCAGGCTCATCCTTAGATTTTTTTGGAGAGTCTTCAGGGCTTGACCCGTATGGTTTTCCCACTCTGCCAAGGCCCCTATTTTGAGAATTATCAACGTAGGTTCGTTCTTCTGTAAGGGTTTCTATCAATTCATTAATAGCAGGAGTAGTCCACTTATGCATAGTCAGAACCACTCTTAATTCTTGTAGATGTTCTGGGTTGCTGAAGTCTGGAGTTCCATTCTCAAGTCTCCAACAAAGTTCTGTTATTATTCTATTAAAATCCATAGGCATTTCCTTATATTATAAATATCATTTCACAAAGCCAAAGGTCTCATGGCATCATAATTCTTGCCATACTTTGATTTGGTTGGTAGACCCATCAGGGCTTTGAGTTCGAATAATAGGGATTTGCCATCTTCAGGGGCAACGTCAAACAAAAATGAATCGTAGGTATATAGAACCAATTTGGTTTTACGATCTTTTAATAGTGCTTGAATTTTTTCCATAACTTCGATATTTTTTTCGGTCTCATATGCTTGGATTAAATAATTAAATAATTTCTGAGGAGACATGTCCTCATAATTCTTTTTATAAAACCTTCTACCAAAGATCGGGGTCTCGATGTAGCCCCTCTCATTATAATTATCCCACAATTTAAAAATATAGGTCTTAGTCTTCTTAAAGTATTCTATGTTCTCAAACTCCTTCGGTATACCTCCATAGAGCACCCTAAACGAGATCCTTTTCGACTCTTCATATTCCTCATTGGTCAAGTTATTAGTGTCAAAGTACATTTTTCCAAGATGAGAGTGAACTGAGGGTTCTGAGAATTCATAGTCGATAAGTCCAGCTATTAACCTCAGGTGGTAGGCATCATAGTCAAACTCAACTAAAACCCCTGAGTCATGTCTACTAATAAACCTCGCCCTAGACTTGTCGTCTTTGTTTAATGCAGCATAGTTTACCCCATTGTTGGTGTTTGAAGGTCTACCGGTAAGTGTATACAAGTTGTATTTAGAATGTTCTGTGCCTGTTGTTGTGAATATGCCGTTATTTTCAATTGCTTCAAATAGCGGAGCAATCCTATCTATATATGTTTCTTCACATATTGCCTTAGGCATACCTGCTAGCACTCTGGAGTTTATTGCTTCCTGCTCTCTGTGCTTGTTTTTTGGTATAATCATATGAACATCATTTCTATTCCAGTACTTATGACTAAAAAATTTAAATATTGGTAGCTGAATGGCTTCCAGATCGGTGGCTTTCCCAGTGTTCAGGTAGCTACGAATTGAAATCTGCTTCAGAATATCCATATAGCCAATATACGAAATAAAAGCTATAAATAAAAATATTTATGAGGTTATTTTAGCTAGGTCATCTGCAGGAAGAACTAGCGGTAGTTCCGGAAATTTATCTTTGTGAATAGCCATAGACCTCTGGTTGGTGTCTATAATGCCAGTTTTAACAATTGTACCACTAGAATTAGGTATATCATTTAAAGGTCCAGATATTTTCCACACTAGCTTTATTGCTGCATACAAGTTTTTTAGAATTATGTCTTTTTTCTTGTAGATAGTATATGTTGGTTTTGAAACTTCATAAATAGTTTTTGTATATAGGTTTTTAACAAAGTACCTATTTATTCTTGAAATGGCGTAATCTTTTTCTAAAGGACTAGGTTTAAAGCTTACAGGATCGTCTAGGTGTTGGCCAAATGTAGGATGTAAGCCATTAAATTCTAATGCTTCTACGCCAAATTGAAATTCACTAAGCCTAGTAGAAGGTCTAGGATCGTCTACTCCTGAATATGGAAAACCTTTGTAATAGTGATATAGGCCTACATACTCTTTTCTAGTATCGACCAATATAAATTCCGAACCTTGAGTGGAGTAGATCATGCTTTCTGTCCTGCAGGTACACCACTCCAGCTAGTAGCTTTTGTCATGGGTTTTGCTTTTGTCTTTCTTAAAACCTTTTCAGCAGGAGGAAGCGGCTTTATTCTCAAAACAGTAGATAGTGAAGTGTCCCAGGAATCCCCACTTATGCTATGATCAATTCCAGTTACCATAAAGGTAGAACCATCATATCTTGCAGGAATTGGGTCTATAGTTAAAGAATGTCCCCACTTAAAGCCTCCAATACCATCCATTTTAAATGATAAGTTTATTGGAAGAATTGGAGGGGAATTTTGTACTACATCCTTATACGGGCTAAATGCCTGTAAAGCTTTGACTGAAGCTTTCATAGTGTCTATAGTGTCAGGATCTACACCTTTGACCAAATCTAACCAAGCATCTGTGTATTGCTCTTTAAGGTGTTCTAATTCAACATCAGGGTCATCTGTTTTTGGGGTTCCATGTGTGGTTCCATCTTCGTCAGTTTCACAATGGTTTTGGACTTCGGGAACCATTTCTCCCCATCCTGGGGTTCTGTCTTTTAGGCCTGCCCCAAATAAGCTAAACTCATCATTATTGGGTTCTGCCGATCCTCCATCTTTTTCTGGAACTTTTGAATTTGAACCATACATTATTTGGGCTTTAATATCATTAGAGACTTTGGTGTCAATTGTTACGTCTTTCATTATGCTGTGATTTCCATAAACACTAAGAGCATATGGGGTAACAGACTTTCCTAGAGATTTGGCATCAACAACAGTCATTAAAGCAGGGTTGTCTGGAAGTGGCGTTATAATTAGTTGCCAAGGATTTCCACAAGCTTGATTTATTCCATCTAAAACTTTATTTACTAATTCCTCAATGGTTTCAGATTCTAGAGCCATTCGTTGAAGAAATCTAACGTTAATGCATATATGAGCCAACCACCCTAGGTTTTTGTATGCATCTCCAGTTCTCGATACTTTAAAAGGCTTCATTTGGTTAAGACCTAGCATTTGCTCAAAGTCTAAAACATCGCCTGCGGCATTAGCCGATTTTTTTTCATGGACTAAGTCCCAAAAGTTTTGACCAGGTAGCATGCAAACAGTAGGATCTGCTGAAGTCATTTTATCCGGGTTTGCAAGAGTTGTCATGCGGGAGTCGAACCTATACGCAGACTTGACAGCTGTATTTCGATAGCTTGCTGGTGCCTGGTCAGCTGTTGTCCCTCCATTATTAGAGGTTTTAGCACCAGGGGCCTTTGGCAACAAAGCATCGTTTAGAAGCTCTTCTTCGAACCAAGCATAAGTTACAAATTTTTGGGCAGTCATTATTGACCCTCCACCTATAAATGATTTGAAGGATTCCCAGGTACTATTATCTGCTTTTTCTGCGTCGGACTGTTGTTTGTCCATTTTCATTGCAAAGCCCCAAGGCTTGCCGTATTTCGATCTGGACTTTCCCATAGGGATTACACTATCAGATGCCAAAAGCTGATTTAGTTTTCTAGATAAGTCAGACTCTTTTGCACAATTAGACCCATCTTCCTGTTCTTCAGTTTTACAACAAACAGCGTCTTTGCCGACTTTGGTGGATTCATGAGACATCATCATTTCTGCAGGAGATGAAAATGTTGTGGTACATGAATAAGTTCCGTTGGAGTCTTGAGTCCATGAAAAATTTGACACCACACCTTTTTCTGCGCCATAACAACCTTCGTTTATATCAGAAAGTTCAGCAGCTTTGGTTAAGAATTCATCAAACGTTAATGCATGGTCTGCAGCAGTCATAATATCTACCATCCTTCTACCAGATGGCTTTACCGTCCATCCATATTCAAGAACCACGGTTTTACCAAGAGACATAAAAAGTTTTTCAAGTTCTTCGAGATGCTTTAAGCTATAACATTTATAACTAACCTCAATTTTTTTAAGAGTTTTTAAAGTCCCTGTGTGCTTTATATCTGCAGAAACAAGTCCTGGCATTGGCGTTAACCTGGTGGTTGTGTCATATAAATCGTCTGTAGTGTTATTACTTTCTAGAGATTGAAAATCACTTAGTTTTCCATTTTGAAGTACGTTTGAAGTGAATCTTAGCCAAACCATTCTAGATGTTGTCCAAGCAAGGTTACTCCCTGGAGATTTGGCTGCAGCTATTCTATTGGTAAGAGATGTTTTCAGAGCTCCTGAAACCTCTATCATTTTCATAGCCATTATCGTTCTTCCTGGAGTTTTCTGTAAGAGGCTTGTATTTTTGTTATTTCTGTAGGTATTCTAAGTTGGATTCCCGGAGGAACTATCATACCATGCTTACCAAG